TACAAGGGAAAGGTGCGTCAATCCCTGGTCTAGCTACGTCCGCATACTCGTAACCTTCGTTAACAAGTATTAGTCTAGCATTATCAAACCCGCTTTTATCGTGTATGTACTTTCTAACTTGATCGTGAGACCTTTTGTAGCCTAAGTGGATTACAAACTCAGGACGTTTACCCAATCTCATAAAACCTTTTACTACTCCAGCTGCTATGGTTCCTGAAGAGATAGGGATAATGACTCTTTCAAACTCGTAGCTTTCATCGACCTCGTTAGCAGTCTCATCAACACTCTCCCGAAGTTTGAGGGCGTTAGGCATCAAGTAACCTCCAAACTTTTGCGTCTCAACTTTAGCCTTGTGGTACAAAATACAAGACCTACCAGCTGCTAAAGGTACTAACTCTGACCCTAAGTCTGCCGCCTCTTTTTGGGGTTGCCTAATTACAGCCTCCATTGAGCCAAACTTTTTTAGCTCTGCTTTGTAGACAGGGTAAAAGTTGACACATTTCTTACCCAAAATTTGACATGCCCTAGCCACAGCATGCCCTGCTTGAGAGTGCCTGGTATCTAGCACCCCAATAACCGAATAAGGCAGACTTTCTATATGGGCATACACTCCTCTAGTCTTAGAAAAATGAGGACCAGGAGAAGGGCAAGAAAGATCCTCACGTTTGACGTAGATTCCATGGTCAGCACTATAATCTTCTACTGGGGTTGATTTGTAAAGCATTCCTCTAGCAGTTACTGTCATGTCCCCCAAAGGTTGTTCCAACTTTTCAGTAGAGACCTTGTCAATCGAGTCTTGTTTGCGTTTAGTAGGGATTTGTGGCATGCCTCTATGTCCTCTCCTATTTTGTATTTGTTATTATTGTACGCATGCCACTTACAAAGAACTGTCTCTGCTTCTTGGGCATTTATTACTCTTTCCATTGCCGGAGGGGCCATCATTGGTCCCAAATTTTCTAAGATAGTATCGACCGCCCAGCAGGGTAGGTCTTTATCTAGCACGTTCGATGAGAGGCTCTCCCTTAGCTCCTCCGCCCCTTTGAGGGGAGACTCGAAGAGATAGACATCCTCGTTAGTGAACGCTACGGAGGCTAATGACAGACGCTCCAGCATATCGGCTGCTTTAAAGGCTATCCAAGGCCCAAATAAGTACCAATTTGTTACTTCTTCCATAACTTTATCACAAGTTATGTCGCCTTGTAGGTTTTGGAATAGGTCTTGTAGTCCTCTGGCTTTTAGGTAGTTGAAAGACTTTACAGCTGCTTGACCTCTGTAGTGTCTTCTTTCTCTACCTCTGGAATATTCTTTACTACCTGACGCTAATCCAAACCTTTCCCAGTATTTACCCTCTTGACCTCCTTCATATATCCAAGAGGCTGTACCCATATCATAAAAACACCAATAAGCTAATAACCAAGGCTTTAAATTAGAAGGGTCATTTAACTCCTTACACTCTTTGATAACGCAGTAAACAGGGTCAAGGTCTTTTGTTTGAATAAGTCTTTTACCAAAAACAAAGCATCCTAGCTTAGGCATTATTTCTTTTTTCCCATTTCGTATATTTGTTTTGTTGTATAACCTTGATCTCTTAGACGTTTGTAAGCATCCTCAGCTTCTTTATTGTAACCTTTGTCGTTACAACCGTTCATGAGAGCAGAGATAATAAAACAGATAAATACAAAACCCCAAATAGGTTGTAGTTTGGACATTATTTACTCTTTAAGTGGAATGGGACTTTGAGATCGACTAACCGAAGTGCTTTTGCTTCTCCAGCTAATGCGTCACCGCAACGAGGCTCTCCCCCGTTTTCGTCAGCACAGTAAAGACAACCGCTTGGTGGACATTCATCCAACGGTTTGAATACCTCATTGTCTCTGTAATACATAGGTACTTTATGCCCATGACATTGATCGGCAGTGGTAAATCTTCTACCTACACTTATTCCAGTTTTGGAAAGTATTTTACCGTTAGCGTCTCTTTCATACTCATACTCATAGCAAGTGGCGTAGGTCAGTCCTAGCTTGGTCGCCATTTTTTGGTAGACCTTATGACCGGCCATTCTATACTCTTCTTCAACAGTCCTTTCTGATCCGATGTTTTGAGTAAACAGCTTTTCAAATTTGGACCCTCTTTCCTCTCCAAACCGTCGCTTGATACGGTTTACCATATCTGGTGCCCAGCTGTAGGCTGCTTCTACAAATTTTACGATTACGTGATCAGCACCTGCGTCCCTTAGCATCTTAAAGAGTTTACAAATTTGAGCATGACTTGTAACCCCCGCAATGATAGGGTTTACTTGAATAGAGACATAAATACCTTCATCGTGAAGTTTAGCTATCTCTTGTAGATGATCTTCCAAAGATAGAGCACCTGGAGAAAGTAAACGCCAGTCGTCTGGGTCACAAGTGTTAATAGACTTTTGAGCGTAGCTATGAGGGTTTTGTTTTAGCAAGTCAATAGCCCACTGTGGATAGGCTAACCTTGATAAGAAAAAGATTGGCAACCCTACTTTAACAAACTCTTCGGCTGCTCTTTCCGTATTGTGATAGTAGTTTTCCAGTGGAGTAAAAGGATCTGTAAAACTAGAAAAGTACCCAGCCGCACTTCTATTCATTTTACTTAGCTGTTTTTTGATTTGTTCCCCGTAATCGAGTGGTACAGTAATTAAACCACTTCCGCGGTAGCCTTTTACCCCAGAGTTGATATAACAGAAAGCACAACCAACTGCGCAATATCCACCGTATGGCTCAGTAAGTATTGCATCTGTAAAACAAGGTCTTGGCCTGCTCCGTTTAGATGGATTATGTTTTGACTGGTACCAACCCTGTAGGGGTTTTGCATTATCAATCCTAATATGTGGAAACGGAGACAAGTAAACAAGAACATCTTTCTTATTTTCATCTTTGGCATTTCTAATCATGCCAATTCTCATTTGTCTGGTTTTTACCTTACCCAGATACTCATCTTCAATTTCTACAATTGGGCCGAGGTTTTCCCTTGGCTCTGGTCGCATAAAATACTGATACCTTTCTGCTGCTCCACCAGGGTCACTGTCTATTCTACCAATCCAGTCTTGTTCAGTTTGCATTACGCCAGTCTCCTTATCATGTCATCTAAAGTTTGAGTGGAAGAGTAGGCTCTGGTCCACAGCCCCTGCTCTCTTAATTTTAACCTTGCCCGTTCGATTACTTCTACCCTAGCCCGAGTGTTCAACTCATTTTCAAGAGGCTCTTTACCAGCCTCTTTTCTACGAAAATTTATATTATTGATACATTTATCTGCAGTTGTCCTTAAAAAATATACTCTTGGCTCCCAACTTCTTCTGTAAGCCTCTTTTGTCCATTTTACATCTTCAGACAAAAGTAAACCTTCAGAGATTATTACAGCCTCTGGGTACCAAGCTTTTAGTATTTCATAAAGTTGAAAAACTTTTCTAGCAGAGCCTATACCATCGCAACCTCCGCACACAGATCGGTAGTTACCACAGATAATTAGTTTGTGATTGTAAGCCTCGTAATACAACGGTATTCTTCTTCGAGTCTTACCCCAATGTTTAAGATGTACAGGGTTAAAATTAACAGCCTCCATAAATTTATGAATAACCCAACTTTTTCCAGATCCAGAAGTTCCTCTAATTTGAACTATCAAGTAAATGCTCCTACAGTTTTCTTAATTTCGTGGTAGACTTTAGAAAATTCCATATCCACTTTTTTCCAATCTTTTTGAACATCTTCAATAAGAAAGTCCTTCAAAGTTGTTCTAGGGTTTAGGTGTTTACTCCAAGCGTTTCTAAATCTTTGCTCGCTTTCATACCAAAGCTTTTGCTCGGTCCAATAATCGTCTCTGTATTTTTTGCCGTTTCTGTTACACCTCTCTTTCATTAGAGTTCCAAATAGGTTTGGTTTACAGTAGGTGTGGATAATTGTGTAGATTGGTACTACTTTTAACCAAGGCATGTTTCTAGCGGTATTGCCTTCACAAACCCAAAGTTTAGGCTCGTCTGCACATAATGTAGCAAGAGCAACTTTTTCGTCTGTACTTCCTAACCACCCTCTTTGTCTTTCTCTCCAACCAGACGAGTTGTAGGCTACAGCATTATCGCAATTTACTACGTTTATGTCTTTGTACCTTTCGGCCCATCTTTCACCAGCACTACTTTTTCCTACAGCGTGAGGACCAATAAGAGCTACTAACATTTAATTACCTTTTAACAAAACTTCAGATTGATCAATAGACCAACTTACATCTTTACCGTTAGTAATTTTGGTAAACTCCCAAGGTTGTAAGTTTGATTTGTAAAAGAAAGCATCTGCACTAAAGCCCCATTTGGTTTCGTCTATAACCACTATTAACACTTTAAAGTTGCTTCTAAAGTACCTGTCTAAGTATTTTTTAGTGGTTAAAGAAAGGTGTATTTTGTTTGTAGTTTTAGTAGTTGAACATCTAGCAACAAACTTAACTACAAGTTTGCCTAATACTACTGGATACACAGGGTCTAGTTTGTTGATCATCCATTGTATGGCTTTCCTATGCCTTGAATTATCTAACTCTGTCCAGCCTTTCAATTTGCCTCTCCTTTATAGTTCATTTTTGGTCTGCCTTGCCCAGTAACTACTCGCATATATTTATCAAATTCACAAAGAGTGTTTTGCCAATCCATCATCTCCATTCTATTAGTGATTTCTTCAGGTAAGTAGTTTTCAGCTGACTCTCTTATCTCTACTAAATGAGGTAAAAACTCTGACTGCTTTAAAGTTTTATGAATCTCCCTATAATGTAGCCAACAGACGCCCCTAGAAGATCCAGGACCAACAGGTGCCCAAGAGTTTTTATCTTTCCAAGACCCTTTTATTGCCCACCTGTAATCGGCAACTATTTGCCCGGACATAAAAGATCCCATACCGTATCTTGGACAAAGACAAGCCCAAGTTTCTTCCATAGACTTTGTGTTAATTAGGGGTGGATCGTTTACCAAAGGTTGAATGGTATAATTTACCACAGTGTCTACTTTGTCTTGTCCGTCATTACCTCTAACCATATAAGCATTGTTAAATATCTTGTCTCCAAAGCTCATCTTGACTCTTAGCTTTTTTGATATGGCGTTAGCGTCCCATTTATCAGAGAAAACTAAGTCAGTTACTGTTTCCAAAGACGAAGGTAGATTGAAAAATCTAGCCATAGTAACCGCCTGTGGCATATGAGGATGTCCTTTGTAAGGAACATACCAGTTATTGAGAAGCCATTGAGAAACCTTATCGTCCATTCTTCTTACATTAGTAAATCTGTACTTTTGTAAGATGGGATCTATTGTCCAAGGCTTATCTTCGTTATTTGCTTTTTTGTTTCTTACCTTTTCCCTTTCTGTTATCATATTTAAGTAGATTTTGAATCGTTTGTTTTCGTCAGTGAGACTCATAATCCGTAACCCTCAGACCAGTTATTTTCGTGTATATCGCACCCTACTCTTAGAGGTACATTTATACAATCTCCACAACTTTCCATTATTTCCTTAACCTTTCTCAGTCTAACCTGAAAACCTTTCCTGAATGGAAAATCTATCACTAGCTCGTCATGTACTTGCATAACAATATTCCAGTGTAGCTCTTTTGGTTTACCTTCATTTATCTCGTTGAAGTAGTCTTGAACTTTTAACATTGCTCTAAAAATTACCCAACAAGCAGTACCTTGTACGTGGTAATTAAGGGGCACTGTAGGACTGATTGTACCATAGTTTGTTCTAGGGCACTGTAAAGGATACCCTTTATCGGGGCATACCTCTACATCAGGTATCGTAGACACGTACCCTGTAGCTTTTGCTTGGCCTATCCAGTACTGATTCAATGCCTCTTGTTT